TCAAAAGAACGAGAGGAAATAAACAATGGTGAGTAAGACACTTATAGAAGAAGTAGAGTTGCTTGGAGCAATGCAACGGCACAAGTTAACTTTGAAAGAAGCAACACAAGCTATGGCTGAGTTTGCTAACAAAAAAGAATTTGAGAAATCGCTTGACGATTACTACTCAAATGAGTTAGTAGTAGATGCAACACATGAAACCATAACACCCGACTATTAGGAGACACAATGAAACTGACCCTTGACGTAGAGAACACAGTGATAAAACGAAATGGCAAGCTACACCTTGACCCTTTCGAACCAGAGAATACATTAGTTATGGTGGGTATGCTAGATGATCTTGGTAGCGAAGACCTTGTAACATTCGATCACGCAGAGCAACAACCCACCACAGAGGGGAGAGCCATCGTTCAATATAAACTGGACGAGGCTTCCCTTCTTATTATGCACAATGCCGCACACGATCTAGTGTGGCTATGGGAGTCAGGTTTTACCTATGAAGGTGAAATCTTTGACACCATGTTAGGCGAGTACATACTACAGCGTGGACAGAAAGAACCTCTGTCACTTGAGGCATGTGCAGAACGGTATGAGCTAGACACAAAGAAGCAAGACACTCTGAAAGCTTGGCTGAATGCAGGTAATACTGTACGTGACATGAACCACAAAGAATTGTCTGACTACCTGTCAGCAGACTTACATGCTACACAGGAGTTGTACAACCACATTGATACAAAGCTACGTATATATGAGGAACACATGCCATTGCAAGATACAGTGAAGCTGACCAATCAATTAGCTGTACATCTTGCCCACATATACCAACGTGGATTTGCAGTTGATCTTGATGCACTTGAGAGTGTGCGTCAAGAATATGAAACAGAGCGTGATCAACTAGCAATCAAACTAGAGGAACAAGTACGTAACTTGATGGGTGATCGCCCTATCAATCTTGGTAGCACAGAGCAGTTGTCATGGGTTATCTACAGCCGTAAGCCCAAGGACAAGAAGTTCTGGGCAGAGTTGTTTGAGGAACGTATGAGTGATCAGGACTATCGGTATCAGGTACGTAACAGCAGTGACGTGTTATACAAACAGAAAGCAAAGAAGTGCGATGAATGCTATGGCACTGGACAGATAAGAAAGGTAAGAAAAGATGGAACACCATATGCCAGAACTAATAGATGCCCTACGTGCAACAGTTGCGGTTATACTTTTGTGGATGATAGGCAAGTAGCAGGGCTGAAGTTCTTTCCACCTACAGCTAAGTGGGTGAGCCACAGCGGTTTCTCCACAAGTAAAGACAGCCTAGTATTTCTTGAGGGCATTGCACGTAGTAAGGGTATGGCAGAAGCTGAGACATTCTTACAGAGTGTACGTAGACTGAGTGCTGTAGAGACTTACCTGAGTAGCTTTATTGATGGTATAGCCACACACACCAAGCTAGATGGTAAGCTACATGTACGATTACTACAGCACCGCACAGGTACAGGCAGACTATCAGGGGCAGACCCAAACATGCAGAACATGCCACGTGGTGGTACGTTTCCAGTGAAGCGTGTGTTCAAGTCACGATGGAAGGGTGGGCAGATCATGGAAGCTGACTTTGCACAGTTGGAGTTTCGTGTTGCTGCATTCCTATCACAAGACCAGACTGCACTTGATGAAGTGGCTACTGGCTTTGACGTACATAGTTATACAGCTAAAGTTATCTCTGATGCAGGGCAACCTATCTCACGTCAGGATGCTAAGTCGCATACCTTTGCACCTTTGTATGGTGCTAGTGGGTTTGGACGTACACAAGCAGAGGCTGCATACTACAAGCAGTTCACTAAGAAATACAGTGGCATAGGCAAGTGGCATGAGGCACTCGCCAAGGAAGCATTGAACACTGGCAAGATACGTACACCATCTGGTCGTGAGTTTGCATTCCCTGATGTACAACGCAGACGCTTTGGTGGTGTGACATATTTCACACAGATAAAAAATTATCCTGTCCAATCGTTTGCCACTGCTGACATTGTACCTATATCTCTGATATACATAGATAAGCTAATGGGTGTAAATCAGATGTGGTCATGTATTGTAAACACAGTACATGACAGTATCGTGATTGATGTTCACCCAGATGAAACAGAAAAGGTACTCAAGGTAATAAACAGAACTAATGAAATGCTAACATCGTTGGTCAATAAGAAGTGGAACATAGATTTCAATGTACCATTATTATTAGAAGCAAAAATTGGTGACAATTGGCTTGACACAAAAGACGTTGCATGATAAAACTATAAATTCGTAAAGTAGAAAAGGAGACTATATATGAATCAAGTCGCAATGAATACAAACTTCTCAGACATGGCAAAGCTCATGGGTATGTCGGTAGACAATCAGCAATCAGAGAAAGCATCCACGCTTGCTCGACTGCGTATATCACACTCACCTATCATGGGTGAGGCAGATGTAAACGGTAAGACCAAGAAGGTTGAAGTCGTTGAGGGTGGTACATACAGGTTGGAAATACCTGATGGCCCAACTTACTATGCATCTAAGGCAATCATTCGCCCATTCGTACAAAGGTTTATGTACAAGCGTTTCGTAAAAGGTAATGACAATACACCTAACCGATACATCAAGACTGTCATGGCTGACAACTTGAACATTGACCTCAAGGACAATGACGGTGGGTTCAACTGTGGTAAACCTGCAGGATACATACAGGACTTCAAGGCATTGCCTGAGTCCATGCAGGATCTGATTAAACAGATCAAGCGTGTACGTGTTGTGTTCGGTACAGTGGAGTTGGTTGATCCAGTAGATGCATCTGGTAAAGCTGCTGATGTAGAAGCGCAAACACCATTCATCTGGGAAGTAGAGAACCGTGATGCATTCAAGTCTGTTGGTGCTATCTTCACCAAGCTAGGCAAGATGCGTAGGCTACCACCACAGCATACGTTTACTGCTACTACAGCAGAGCAGTCGTTACCAAACGGTAATAGCTTCTATCTACCAGAGACTGCACTCGACTTGCAGACTACACTGGAGTTGGACGATGCTACTCAGGAAACACTAGGTAATTTCCTAGCATGGGTAACAAACTACAATCAGTACATATCAAATGCTTGGGATGAGAATGCCCATAAGCATGACGATGTAGACAAGGAAGGTGTTGAAGAGTTCATCGACATTACAGAAGAGGACTTTGCATAATGCACCATCCTGCTGAACTAAAACTGCACCAGTTTATGTCTGATGCTGTAGGGGGAAAGACTACTTTCTCTGAAGAAACAGCTAAGAAAATTGGTGCAGAGGTGGCTGATGCAGTCATACGCCAGTTTGGTAGTGGTAAATCACGTGGTGATTTCAGGTTACGGATGTCCAACATTGGACGTCCTACCTGTCAACTGTGGTTTGAAAAGAACAAACCTGAGACTGCGTTACCCAAGCCAACTACATTTGTTATGAACATGATGTTAGGGGATATAGTTGAAGCTGTTTTTAAAGGGCTGCTTACGGAGTCTGGTGTGGATTTTGATGACACTGATAAGGTTACTCTTAAAGTGGGAGATTCTAATGATACTATGGTTTCTGGTAGTTATGATCTTATACTAGGAGATGCCGTAGATGATATAAAGTCTGCATCTGATTGGTCATACAGGAATAAGTTTGACTCATATGACACACTGAAAAAGAGCGATCCATTTGGGTACGTAGGTCAGCTTGCAGGTTATGCAAAGGCATCTGACAAACGTGCAGGTGGATGGTGGGTAGTAAACAAAGCTAATGGCAGCTTTAAGTATGTACCTGCCGCTATTAACATGAAGGAAGAGCTTACTAAATTAAAAGAGACAGTTGAAAAAGTTAACGAGAATAAGTTTGAGCGTTGCTTCGAAGCTGTTCCTGAGACTTACAGAGGTAAGCCCAGTGGCAACATGATACTAAATGATAACTGCAAGTTCTGTGACTATCGTTTTGAGTGTTGGCCTAATATGCAAGAGCTACCGTCCAAGGTATCACAAGCACGTGAGCCTAAAACTGTAGCCTATATTGAATTACAGGAGTAGTAACATGCTAGGTGATGATGAAATAAAAGAAATGCAGGAAGAAATTCGTGCAATGGAAGCTGAAATTGCAGACAAAAAGAAAACACTGCGAGAGGCAAGGTATGCAGGTCTACGTACAGCAATGCAAGCGAGACAGGAAGCAGATGCTGTTGTTAGACAAGAGCTAAAAGACTTGGGTCTTCAGTCAACATCTTTTGGTATTCCCCTGTACTCTAACTGGAAATTCTAGTGTACGGAAAGCAGTTTCAGGCAGCATTAAAGTATGGCTATAGAAGTGGGCTAGAGATAAAGGTAAAAGATTATCTTGTAGAACACAATGTGCCTATCAAGTACGAAGCACTAAAGATAGAGTGGGAAGACTTGATGTACCGCACATACACACCAGACTTCGTGTTGCCTAACGGCATCATAATAGAAACTAAAGGACGGTTCACATCAGATGATCGTAGGAAACATAAGCTCATTAAGAAGCAACACCCCAAGTTAGACATACGTTTTGTGTTCGAGAGTTCCAGACGTAAGCTAAGTAAAGGGGCAAAGACAACCTACAGTCTCTGGTGTGATCGTAATAAGTTTATGTACGCAGACAGAGTTGTACCATTAGAATGGTTGAAAGAAAAAGGAAAAGATAATCATCCAGACCTAATTGCTTTCCCACTAAACAAGATAGAAAGGAAGTAATATGAAAGGTGATGAAAGAATATTTGTAGACTTCGAACCAAATGATTTCGTTATACGAGTAACACCAGTGCTAGATGCAGAAGATACATGGTCAGGAGATTTAAAGGTTGGTTATATGACGCTTGATGAGAACTATCTTAACGATAGTGACTATCAACACATAGATTTATTAACTAATCTTATGTTAGCTTCTGTACCCCTTATGGAAGATGATCATAACTTTAGAGATACCCTTTACAAGTACCATGAAACTATGTTAAAAAGTACAGGCAAGCCTATAATAACACACAATGAAGACAACGTAGTACATTTAGATTTTGGTAACAAACAATAGGAGATATTATGAAAGTAAAAAGTAAAGGAATATTTACATGCCCTAAGTGTGATACAGAAATGATACAAGGTGGCGATCACGATGCAGATATAGAGGAAGGTGATGGTTTTATATGTAGTAACTTTAGCTGTAATACCTGTGATACTCGCCTATTATTATATTGGAGATAAAAATGACAGACAATGTAAACAAACCACCACACTATAATCACGCAGGTATTGAATGCATAGAAGCCATTCATGCTGCACTAACACCAGAAGAATTTAGAGGATATATTAAAGGCAACAATATGAAGTACACTTGGCGTGAGAACTACAAGAATAAAGATGAGGACTTGTTAAAAGCACGTTGGTACTTGAACTATTACTTGGAGAAACTAGATGCAACTCAAAGTGTTCTTGACCTTAAACATAGATGAAGATGAGTACCCAGTGCCTGTAGATGGATCAATGAGGGAAGAGATAAACGAAACCCTGCAAGAATTTATCTACGACATAGATGGGATAACAGTTAAAACAATTAACATATTAACGGAGTAAGCAATGAGCAATTATTTACCGACTGACTATCAGTCATTTATACACAAGTCACGTTACGCAAAATACTTTGATGGCAAGGGGCGTGAGAGTTGGGGTGAGACAGTAGAACGATACATGGATAATGTAGTTCGTAAGGTTGCAGGTAATGACACGTACATTAATCAGATACGTGATGCAATCGTAGGCTTAGAAATCATGCCAAGCATGAGAGCCATGATGACGAGTGGACCTGCGTTGGATAGAGATAACACAGCAGGATACAACTGTAGCTACCTACCAGTGGATGACCCTAAGTCATTCGATGAGGCCATGTTTATACTACTATGTGGTACTGGTGTAGGCTTCAGTGTGGAACGACAGTTCGTACAGAAGCTGCCAGAGATACCTGAGTTGTATGAAAGCGACACAATGATAGTTGTAAAAGACAGCAAAGAGGGATGGGCTAAAGGATTTAGACAACTACTAGCGTTGCTATGGGCAGGAGAGATACCCAAGTGGGATGTATCAGAGGTACGTCCTGCAGGAGCAAGGCTCAAGACATTTGGTGGTAGGGCTAGTGGACCTGCCCCATTGATAGAGTTGTTTAACTTTAGTGTACAGACATTTAAGAATGCACAAGGACGTAGACTAACGTCTATGGAATGCCATGACCTGATGTGTTTCATTGGTCAGATAGTTGTAGTGGGTGGTGTACGTAGGTCAGCCATGATCTCTTTGTCTAACCTAAGTGATGATCGTATGCGTCATGCTAAGTCAGGACAGTGGTGGGAGACAGCAGCACATCGTGCATTGGCTAACAACTCAGTATCTTACACAGAGAAGCCAGATATTGAAACATTCATGCGTGAGTGGTTATCATTAGTAGAAAGTAAGTCAGGTGAGAGGGGAGTATTCAATCGTGAAGCATCTAAAAAACAGGCTGCAAAGTATGGTAGACGTGATCCAGAGCATGAGTTTGGAACTAATCCTTGCAGCGAGATTATTCTTAGACCATATCAGTTCTGTAATCTTACTGAAGTCGTGGTTAGAGCTACAGATACATACGATACTCTCGAACATAAGGTCAAGTTGGCGACAATTCTTGGCACTGTTCAGTCTTCCTTCACTAAGTTTCCATATCTGCGAAAAGTGTGGCAGAGAAATACCGAAGAGGAACGACTGTTGGGTGTGTCGCTCACAGGAATAATGGACAATCCCCTGATGACTATGAAGAACAAAGGCTTGGAGAGTACGTTGTCTAAGCTACGTGAAGTTGCAGTAGCTACAAATGCTGAGTGGGCAGAGAGACTAGGCATCAATGCCTCTGTTAGCATCACCTGTGTTAAACCATCAGGCACTGTATCTCAGCTAGTGGACTCAGCTAGTGGCATTCACGCAAGACATTCCCCCTACTACATACGTACTGTACGTGGCGATAACAAAGACCCACTCACACAGTTTATGATGGATCAGGGAATACCCAATGAGCCATGTGTATTTAAGGGAGACACGACTACCGTGTTTAGTTTTCCTGTAATGTCACCACACAGGGCTGTAACACGCAACGATATGTCAGCCATTGAACAACTAGAGATGTGGCTCATATACCAA